AAGTACAATGCTCAAATCCCGAAGAAGAACCAGAGTTTATCAAGCCATATTTTGGTCTTCGTTTGTTTCCTGTATGGCACGTAGGAACTGATTATTTACATGAGATTGGAAAAAATTGGTACGATTATTTAGTATCAAAGGGTGTACAATTTATTTGGAATGAGCGTGTATTTAAAGTTGATTTTGAATCCGATTTAGTTTATGTAACTATAAAAGGTAAAGAAGGTCATTATGCTATAGATTATGATAAATTAATATTTGGAGTAGGCAAATCAGGTATTGATTTTGCTCAAGAAATTCAAGATGAATATCAGTTAGAAACAGAACCTAAATCAGTACAAATTGGTGTTCGATTTGAGGCACCACAACACCACTTTCAAAAACTAATTGATATTTCTTATGACTTTAAATTATATAGAAAATTTGAAGATAAAGGAGTATCATTACGTTCATTCTGTACTAATAATAACGCTGCTTATGTTGCTGTAGAGGAAACTTATGGAAACCATAGTTACAATGGTCATGCTAAAAAAGATATGGCATATAGAAATGATATGACTAATTTTGGTATCTTAATGGAAATTAATGGTATTAAAAATCCATTTGAATGGTCACGTAATGTAGTTTCTAAATTGCAAGCATATAACACAGGTTTATATTATAGCCCATCTCGTAAACCTTCAACAACATCTGAAGGCAATAATGTAACAGCAACCCAAATTAGTTTAGGTGAATTAACTCACACTATTGAACCAGTAATGGAAGGTTATTTTAAATACATTTGGGATTTTATCCAAGATATGAAAAAAGTATTCCCAACATTAGGTGATGATTGGGGTATTTATATTCCTGAGGTAAAATATTTGTCACCTGAACCACTTGTAAATCATAAAGATTTAGGATTATCAGAATATCCAGATGTTCATTTTGTAGGAGATGCTTTATCGGCTCGTGGTATTACAGTTTCAGGAGCACAAGGTATTTTAGCTGTAGAACAATTAATTAAAGATTGTGAGTGGGATAATATTCATGGTGATATGATTCAATTTTAAATAGATTTGGAAAACACAAAAAAAGTTATTATATTCACACTATGACCGAAAAATATCAACAAACTAAAAAACTTAAAAAAGCAGACGGTACTATTGCTTATGTTTTTGATGGTAAATTACATAACTGGGAAGGTCCTGCTTTGATTCCTGAGGGTGATAATCGTAAAAGAGAATATTATCTTCACGGTATTAAGTATACTGAAGATGGTTGGAAAGAAGCTCGTCGTAATCGTGAAGGATTACCATGGTTTAAAAATCCAAGTATAACAAATCAAAGAACTGCTGGTTAATATGAAGATAGGTTTATGTGGTACAATGAGTGTAGGTAAAACTACATTAGTAAATGCTTTAAAGGAATTACCTGAATTTGCAGATTATAATTTTGCAACTGAACGTTCAAAATATTTACGTGATTTAGGTATTCCTTTGAATACTGATTCAACATTAAAAGGTCAAGTTATATTTTTAGCTGAACGTGCTGCTGAATTACTACAAGAAAATATTATTACTGATAGAACAGTAGTTGATGTAATGGCTTTTACTAAAGCTGCAGAATCAATTAATTATTATGAGGCAGAAGCATTTAATGATTTAGCTAAAAATTTATTACACGAGTATGATTATATATTTTATGTTTCTCCTGTAGGGGTTGAAATGGAAGATAATGGTGTTCGTGAAACAGATTTAGAATATAGAAATTTAATTGATTTTCTTATTGGATTAAATTTACAAAGAAATAAACTTCGTATTAAAAATCTAGTTACATTATCAGGTACAACTGAGGAGCGTATTGCTCAAATGAAAGAAACAATTTTTGGTTAATATTTATAATCATGAAAAAATCTGAATTGAAAGAATTCATTCGCGAAGAAATTATAGAAATTTTATCTGAGGAAGGCAGTATTACAACTACTGATCCTAAAAAAGCAGAAGAATTAGCTAAAAAAGGATTAGATGTTACTGTAACTGAAGATGAAGATAAAGAACCTACTAAAGCTGAACTTGAAAAAGAAAAAGTAAAAGGTGCACCTTCTAAATTTAAAGTACCAACTGACCAATTTGAAGATTTTAAATCAAAATTAAAAACTTTAGTTGGCAAAATTAAAGATATGGAAAAAGGAGCAGAAAAAGATAAAAAGATGGCTGCTCTAAAACAATTTATCAAAAAACCAGAATTAGTTAAAGCGTTTAAAGAAAGAGACGTTAAAATTGATACTGGTGGGTTAGTAGGATAATATGATAAATGTTTTAAAAAATATAGTTATAATTTGTCTGTTAGGTGTAATAATCTATGGGTTGTATAATTATAAACAAGACTATTCAAACGATAACATTGATAAGTATCAACATACTATTGATTCTTTAGCCCTTGAAATTGGTAAAAAAGATAAAGTAATCGTTTCTTTAGATTCAACTAGAGGAGTTTTAGATTCTTTATTAGTTAAAGATAAAGTTAAATTAGCTGCTTTACAAAAAGAAGCAGATAAATATAGAAAAAAATATGAAGCAGAAATTGGTCGCATTAATAATATGTCTGATGATGATGTCATCAGCGAATTCACAGCAGCGTTTAAGTGATTCGACTGTAATTGTTCCAATTAAGTCATTAAGAAATGCTCTTTTTGTTAAATCAGAAAGAGATGATTTTAAAAATCAATTAGGGGTTGCTCGTGATTCTATTAAATATATGGATACAATTATCCTAAGACAGGATAGTATTATTAACGTTTGTGATTCAACTCGTTTAATGTTAGATTCTTTAATTGGTGATTATGAAGGTATTACCGTAGCTAAAGATGGAATTATTAAAGAACAAAATCTTAAGATAACAGACCTTACAAATAAACTTACAGGAGCAATAATTACACTTGCTTTAAGTACTATTGGTTTTGTTATAATTCTTTTATGAGTGAAAACATAAATTTAAAAGAAGTAATTCGTCAAGAATATATAAAGTGTGTACAAGATCCAGCACACTTTATGAAAAAATACTGCCACATTCAACATCCTCAACGTGGTAGAGTAATGTTTAATTTATACCCTTTCCAAGAAAAGGTATTACATTTATTTAGAGATAATCCTTATTCAATTATCTTAAAATCAAGACAATTAGGTATTTCAACATTATCTGCAGGTTATTCTTTATGGTTAATGTTATTCCATAAAGATAAAAACGTGTTATGTATTGCTACAAAGCAAGAAACAGCTCGTAATATGGTTACCAAGGTTAAGTTTATGTATGATAACTTACCTTCTTGGCTCAAAATACCAGCCGATGAACACAATAAATTATCACTACGATTAAATAATGGATCTCAAATCAAAGCAACATCCGCAAGTAGTGATGCTGGTCGATCAGAAGCCGTTTCATTATTGATAATAGATGAGGCCGCGTTCGTTGAAAATATTGGTGAGATTTGGGCTTCAGCTCAACAAACCTTAGCAACGGGTGGTGGTGCTATTGTATTATCAACTCCTTATGGTACTGGAAACTGGTTTCATCAAACATGGGTAAGAGCAGAGGCTGGAGATAATGATTTTTTACCAATTAAATTACCTTGGTATGTCCATCCTGAACGAAATGAGGATTGGAGAAAACGTCAAGATGAATTACTTGGTGATCCTAGGTTAGCAGCACAAGAATGTGATTGTGACTTTAGTACATCAGGTGATGTAGTATTTTATAATGAATGGATAGAGTTTATTAAATCAACTACTATTCAAGACCCCTTAGAGCGAAGAGGTACTGACCAAAATTTATGGGTATGGGAACCAGCAGATTATACACGTGAGTATATGATAGTAGCTGACGTAGCCAGAGGTGATGGTAAAGACTCTTCCGCTTGTCATATAATTGATATAGCAACTAATACACAAGTTGCTGAATACAAAGGACAGCTTCCTCCTAAAGAATTTGGTTATTTTTTAGTAGGTTTAGGTTCCGAATATAACAATGCAATGTTGGTTGTAGAAAATGCCTCAATTGGTTGGGCAACATTAGATGCCATTATTGAAAGAGGATATAGAAATCTATATCATTCCCCAAAATCAGAACAACTCACAGCAGAA